AATAACATGGCAGGTATGGGTATAGCTCAAGAGTTAGATCAAACAGTAGATGCGTTTAGAAATAATCCTGCGGGACTTACAAAATCTCAACAGTTAGCTCCAAGCACAATTAAACTGCTTGCATTAGAGCGTATAAAAAGAGAAATGGATGCTAAAACTAACGACATAAACATGTCAATGTCTCAAAATCCTAAGACTATTGCACAAAGAAAAGAATCAGAAGTGTTAGAAGGTGTAATGGGAGTACTAAATAACAACCAAGCAAAAAAACAAAGTAATATGAACAAAGTAGCCAGCCAAGGTGTAGCTGGTCAAAACGCTCCTAACATGCTGAAGATGGCAGGTGGCGGTATAGTTGGCTTTGCAGGACCTAGTGGATCCGTAGTGCAGGGGGAAAATTACGAAGAGGTTTTAGAACAACAAGCGTTATTAAGATTTGCAAACGTGTCACCCGAGCAATGGGCAACTTTAAGTGATAATGCTAAACAAGAAATTACACAGGCGTATTCAGAACAAGGTGGTAGAAGTCAATTTAGTAAGGATGTTAATAATCCTGTATCTGATATTTTAAGAAACGAATCAACCAAAGTAGGTAAAGATGCTCCTAATATTTTAGGGCAGTTAAAAAGTTATATTGGAGATGATTCAGAGGAATATAAAGGTGTAAAAGGGACAAGAGAAGCTGCGTTGGCTCAAATGGACAATTTATTAAAAATGAGATCGCAAAAAAAATTAGACATAGGATCACGAGGGCCTCAATCTGACGAGTTTGGAGATGATTTTTTTAATTTAGATACACCTACGGCAGCGCCAGACACAAGAGTTGATAAAGGTGAAATAGGTTCAGGCGCTTTTGGTAACAATGTAACAGGTACAGGTAAAGGTACAGGTGTTGCGTCTAATCAAATAGCTCCTGCTGTTGTGGATCAAAATTTAATAAACCTAGGCGATAGACCTGACGTAACATACACAGCCCCTGACCGTGATACTGCTATGAAGAAAAAAGTAGAACAAGGAATAGGAACTTTAATAGACACAGACGCAGATAAGATAAAAGACTATCTTGACGTGACTCCTGAGAAGCAAGCAGAAATCGATCAGTTTGCAGCGGATCGAAAGGGTATAACAGCAAGTTTACTTGATCCACAAAGACGTAATCGAGACGCATTAAAAGCTGGATTATTAGCAGGTCCAAGTTCTACAGCAGGTGGCGCTTTTAGAAACATGGGTAGAGCTATGTTAGGAGCTGAACAACAACAAGATGCGACTACAATATCTGAATTTGATGCTAACAAAAAAATATTTGACGAAGAGTTATCAAGAAGTCAAGGCATTAAAAAAGAGGCAGTTAAAGAAAGAGGTTTAAATATACGTCAAGGTATTTCTTCAGGTACATTATTTAGTAATCAAGAACAACAAAACCTTAACGCGGATGCAAAAAATACATTACAAGCAAAAAATATAAACGCTAGAGGTAAAGATGCTGCTGATGCACGTAAAATGACTTATGGATTGTCTTTAGTCAAAGAAGAGAACAGAGTTAAGATTGCTAACCAACTTGCAACAAACACAGCAGAAGCAAACAGGTTAAAACTTGATTACAACAAAATAGTTAAAGAAGGACAAAACGCAAGTAAACTTCAAACTTTATTAGGGTCAGTAAACAAAGGTATACAAAGAGCCGCTGAAGTTTCTGCTAAATCATTTAAAGACGAGTTAGGTATGGCACAAATAGAATTAAGAGGCGTAAATCCAGATACTCCTCAAGGTAAAGCCGTAGTAGATAAAATTAATGACATAAAAGGCAGACAAAGGGCATTGTATGATTTAATGGTAGAAGGTTATAACAAACAACGAGCAGATATACTTCAAAAATTAGGTGGAAGTAGCAGTAATAAAGATTATTCAAAGGCAGATGAAATAGCAAGTAAATCTGGAGCATAACAACATGAGCCGTCTAGATAAATATGCTGATTGGTTAATTAATAATGAAGACAAAGCAGGTACTCCTGATTTTGAAACAGTAGCAGGTGCTTATAGAGAGCTTCGTGCAGAAGCGTCAGGTAAAAATCCTGACCAAAGTGCGTTAGCTGACGAGCTTTTTAAACAACAAGAAGTTCCAGAAGAAGTTATAGAAGATCCAGATTTTCTTGATCAAATAGAAGAAGGTCTTAAAGGAATAGGAGGCGGTGCAGCAGGTTTATTAGAGAGTGCTGCGCTTGGTGCTATTACTCCTCTTGGAGAAGAAACTGAAGCTTACCTTCGCGGAGGTATTCAATCTGTCGGAGATGCTGCTCAGTCTTTGTTTGAAGCTGATAAAGGTTCTGAAGATTTAGTTGGTCGTAAGTTTGGTGAAGGATTAGGTTCTTATGCAGGTATTGTTGGTGCGTCGTTAATAAATCCTTTCTTAGGTGGAGCTTTAGCTGTTGGTGCTGGTGCTGGTGAGGCTAGTGAACGTGCACGTACAGGTGAAGCTACAGAAGGCGAACGAGGCACTGCTTCTTTACTAGGTGCAGTTGTAGGTTTGTCAGAACTTGCGTCTCCAGTTAGGTTTGCAAAAAAACTTAAAATGTTTAAGAAAGCTCTGGGTCCAGAAAAAGCAGACAAAGTTATAGACTCTGTTAGACGAATAGCTACAGAGGCAGGAGTTGAAGGTAGCCAAGAATTTGCTGCGGGCGTAGCTCAAAATCTTATTGAACAAAATATATATAATCCAGAGCAAGGTACATTTGAAGGTGGTGGGGAAGCTTTTGGATATGGTGCAGGTGTAGGTGGTTTTGTACAGTCTATATTAGAAATTGCTGTAAGAACTAGAGGTGGTTCAAATATAAATGATCCGTTACAGATAGCGGATACTAAGCTATTAGAAGATCAAAGACAAAAACAACTAGAAGATCAAAGAAAACCTATTATTGCAGGGGACGAGCGAACAGTAGAGTCAGGACCTACAATTCCTCTTGGCGGCACAATAGATCAAAAAGCAGATGCAGCTTCTATACAATCGGATAGAGAAAGCGAAGGCATTGCTGCATTAGATCGTGGAGATACAGAAGTTTTTGAACAACCTGACTTATTTCCTAAAGATGCAAAAGTTGCTAGAGAAGTCGGAGGCATAAGACAATTAGGCGTACAACCTGTAAATCAAATAAAAGAAGATAGGCAAAAAGATCAACAAGATACGCAAAAATTTATTGCACTTGCTAGAGAAAATCTTAATAGTGAAGGTAATAAAAATCCTACGGAACTTGAAGTTTCTGTCAAAGCACGAGACTTACAATCTGCAGAAATGTCAAGGTTAGAGGCACAAAAAGATCCTAATCAAACTGACACATTTGAAGACTTAATAGCATCTACACAACAACAAGATCGTACGCAAAAACAAATTGAAGAGTCAGAAACAGAAACTATTGCTGGGAAATTAGATACACAGCAACGAAAAACTACAGAAACAAAACGTACAGCTATATTACAAGATGTTATTTCAAATAATGTGGTAGATGATACATTGCCAAATAGTTTTTCTAAAGCTTTAACAAATGCAGGTATAGGCAACACCACTCCAACAGCCGCAGAATTAAACACTATAAACCGTGCGATTGACTTTGAACGAGCAGAAAAACCTGCATTAGAAGAAGTAGAAGCTAAACCATATCAAGTGGGTAGAAAATATGGTGAAAAGGCAGCAAGAACTGAAATACCTTCATTAGGAAAAGAAGTAAAACCTAAAGCTGTGCTACCTCAAAAGATTGAAGGGCTAAGTGCTACCGCTATTGAGGACGTTGCTCCTGCTCCTGTCGCAGAGCCTGTGGATAAAATTACGACTGAAGAAACACCTGCTAATCCTGTCTTAGAACGTGCGTATCAAAAAATGAGCATAGGTGGGGTAGAAAAATATGGAAAATTAACAGACGAAGAAATATCAGAATTGACTAAAGTAGATCCCTACAAAAGAACAGAAGAACAAAAGGATATAATTAAAAAGTCACAAGCTAGTACTACACCAGTCTCCGCCGCGCTTCCGAGTACAACCACACAGACAGACACGTTATCACGTGATACCAAACCAACACCTGAAAAGAAGTTATCACGTGTTGTTAAACGTGGCGGGCCTAAAGATCCAGTAAGCAAAATAGGTGAAACTCTTGGATTTACTACAAAAAAAGAAGTAAAAGAAAAAGTAGCTACAAAAATTGCTGACCCTAAGAAAGTAGCAAAACAGTTTGAAACGGGGGTAGAGGAAACAAGATTAAAAGGTGTTGCAAAAGATAAAGTAAAATCTAAAGAAGTTCTTGTTAAGCAAGGTGTATCTAACCCATCGTCTAAAGAAATTGAAGAAGAAACTAAAAAAAGAAAAGAAACTATTCAGTCTAAAAAAAGCACAAAAAATAAACACGCTGACGTAGTAAAAAATATAAAACTTACAGAAAAACAAACTATAAATGAAAAACAACTTGCTACATTTGCTCAAGAAGATGTTACTCAAAAAGATGATGCTAAAACTAACGTAGTTAATCCTACTCCTGCAAGAACTGCGGCTGATAACATTCAATTTTATATGAGCGAGTTTCCTAATCAAGATTCTACTACTCAGCTATCTATGGGTGAGTTAACAACGGTACTAGATTTAGTAAGTAATCCTCCTTCTGATAGTGATATATCCACCCCTTCTAGGGACAAAACAGGTAGAGCTGCTGCGTATATTTATTTTAGTAAACAAGGTAATCCTAGAGATGTATTAGATGTTGTAGCACATGATATATTTTTTGCTCCTACGGCACAAAAACCAAGTGATTATGAGAGTATAGCGAGTCGAGAATATTTTTATAATGCAAATCAAGGTAATGCTGGGTTAGCTAGAAAATGGATAGACGCTAATCTTGGTCAAAGCCAAGTAGAATTAAAAGAAGGTGATACTACCTTTAAGTTAAATTTTACAAACGTTGACTATGAAAAGAACACTCCTAACATAGAAAAGTTAAGAAAACTAGGACTTACTGAGAAAGAAATTAAAAAGAATATACCAACAAATCCTATAACGGGTAAACCTATACCCAAATTTGACAAAAATATACAACCTAAAAAAGAAGAAATAAGTCTTCCAAATGTAACATTTATACCTGCAAATAAAACGCTTTATAATCTTGTGCAAGAACAAGCTAATATGTACTTAGATACAACATCTTTAGAAAACTTAGTTGATTTAGGTGTTAGCAGAAAGGGTGATTCATTTGCATTTAAAAAGCTAATGGCTCTTAAAGAAGAAAGAGAAGCAACAGCCCCTAAAGCAGTTATATATAATGTTGGCCAAGTATCAATACCTAAAACAAAATTTGGTAATGAACGTTTTGTATTCTTTAAAGATGGTAAGGAAGTTCTTGGTCCGTTTCCTGAGAATGTAAATCATCCTTTAAATGGGAAAAACATAGAAGATTTAATACCTGCATCTTTAAGTCCTGTGGATGAAAAATATAGAAAAGCTACATACAGATTTAGCAGAAACTTGGATACGTCAGCTGTAAACCCACTTGATGTACCCGTGCACCCTGTCATTCGTAGCTTGTTAAAACAAGGCAAACTACATGAGGCGTTAGTCGCTTTAGGTAATTCCTCTGCAAATATCCGTGTAGCTAAGATTGCTAACGCTTTAGCTAAAGTGTCGGGCACTACTAAAATTAAAATAGTAAATAACTTAACTGCTGACAATTCAAGTAAACAAGTTGCTGGTAAGTTTGATCCCAAAACAAATACAATATTCTTAGACGCTGACACTGGCATCAATAATCACGTAATACTACATGAAATGACTCACGCAGCTACAGCTGAAGTGTTGTCAAACATGTCAAGCCAAGAAGCAAAAAAATTAAAGTCCTTATATGAGTCTGTAAAAAATAAATTAGACTCCGCTTATGGGGCACAAAATTTAGATGAGTTTGTAGCCGAAGCTTTTAGTAACCACGAGTTTCAACAAAAACTAGCTGGTATGCAATATAAAAATACTAACGGATTAAAAGCATTTTTTAACACTGTAGCAAATTATGTAAGAAAGATGCTTGGGCAACAAACTAAAGATATAGACACTGCGTTTAACGAATCCGATCAACTAATACAAGATATATTATCTCCTGCGCCAGAATCTAGAAACGCAGGTGAACTACTTATGATGAATGGTAAAGACAGAATTAATAAATTAGGTGAGTTTATATCTAGTAAATATAATGAGACAGCGTCTAAAGAATCTAAACAAAAGTTCCAAGAAAGATTAAATGATTATCTAGAACGTGCAGGCAATAGTAAAATAGGAACTATGGCGCAAAAACTTTATTTAAGAGCTTTACCGTTAAAAGCAGTGGCAGATCAAATTGGTGAAGTAAATAGAAAAGCAATAATTAGAGTAAAGCAAGCATTAAAAAATTCAAAAACCACTACTGAAAGAGAATCTTTAAACAAGCAACTTGAAATATTAAGAAACAATACGGGAATAGAATTAAATGATGCCATTCTAGAATTAGAAGGTGCTCTAGGTAAAGCTGATAAAGAGGTCGAAGGTACGTTAAAACAACTAGAACCTTGGATAGCTAAAGCAACAAAGAATGGCACACTAAGAGCGTGGAACGAAGTTATACATGACAGCACAATAGAAGGTGTAGATCCTACAGCTAATGAAAGTGACTACGCAAACGATCCTATTAAATTAGCTGTCTTTAAAGAGTTGCGTAAGAAACTTTATTCCACTGGCGGAGACGGAGTAAGAAACTATAAATTACTTAGAGACGCTTACGCTACGCAATTTGAAGCTCTTAAAGATGTTATAACAGAAAGAATGTCACAACTAACAGACCAAGATACGTTTTCTAAATTTAAAAAAGATGTGTTTGATAAAATGTTTGACAAGGCATCTATAAGACCATACTTCCCATTAATGCGTAAAGGTGATTATTGGATAAGATATGAAATACCCGTAACAGATGCTGCAGGTAACAAAACTACTGAGCTAGTCGTAGAGGCTTTTGACAGTTTTAAAGCAAGACAAATAAGGATGGCAGAGTTAGAGGTTAATCCAGATTTGCTTAATAAAAAAAGTATAATAGCATACGAAAATATAACAAGAAAAAGTTTTGGGAACGTACCTCCAACTTCTTTTGTAGGAGAAGTGTTAGATATATTAGGAAAAGCTAACGTAGATGAGAAAACACAAAATAGTATATTAAACTTATTTATCGAAGTGTTACCAGAATCTAGTTTTGCAAAGGGATTTAAAAAACGTCAGGGTGTATTAGGGGCAGAGATAGATGCGTATGAAGTACTAAGAACTAAAGGTTTTGATATTGGTAGGCAAACTGCACGTATGTTACACAGTGCAAAGATATCAAAGATACAACAGAAACTAACAGAAGAAACTACTGCTTTTAAGTTTGACGAAGAAATAAATGCTAGAAAGAAAATACATGACGAGTTGCAAATACGCGGAGATTTTGCACGTAATCCCCCACCAGATCAAATAGCTTCTATGGCTAATAGACTTGCGTTCATAGGTACTATTGGTTTTAACATATCGTCCGCTGTGGTTAACTTGTCGCAAATACCTCTTATGTTTTATCCTGTGCTAGGTGGTAAGTACGGATATAAAGAAGCTAACTCGGCTTTAGGTGCGGCTACTAGAATGTTTGTGGGTAGTGGGCTTTCTCGTAAACTAAGAACATTAAACGGAGAAAACGTAGACGCAAAAGGTTCTATATCCATAGACAATTATTATGAGGTTAGTGGAACAACATTAATACTAAGAAAAGATTTGGAAGCAGAATTAAATAAAACTAAAGAAGGTAGAGATAAAGCCAAAAGATTAAAAGATATAGCTCCATTAATTATGGAAGCAGAAAAGCAAGGTCAGATAGGCCGTTCTTTATTCTATGATACTTTAAACATTGAAACTGCAGGGAAAGCTAGAACCGCTTGGGATACGTTAAACGCTTGGTCAGCATGGACTTTTCATCACATGGAAAGAATGAACAGACAAGTAGCCTTAGTAGCTTCTTATAATTTAGAAGTAGATAGATTAACTAACAATCCTAATTCTAAGGAAAAAGCATTAGATTTATCTCCTTCTGATATACAAAAATTAGCTGCAAAGAACGCTTGTTTTTTAACTACAGAAATGAATGGTGGTGCTACATTATCAACTACATCAGGAATTGCTCAAGAAGGCGCAGGTCGTGTAGCCATGATGTACAAAGGATATGGTATGCAGATGTACTATACTTTGTATAAACGTGCTAGAGAGGCAATACGAAATTCTAACGATCCTGATTTAAGTGTGGAAGAAAATAAACAACTTAAAAGAGCTGCTTTAAAGCAAGTAACAGGAATATTTACTTCTTCATTCTTATTAGCGGGTGTGCAAGGTATGCCGTTGATAGGAGGTATATTGTGGATAAGAAACTTACTTAAAGACGAAGATGAAGAAGATGCAGAAACAGAACTACGTACATCTATAACCGAAGGGTTTTACAAAGGCCCAATAAATTATCTTACTGGTGTGGATATAGCATCTCGTATTGGTCTATCTAACTTATTGTTTAGAGGAAATCCTTACTCCGATCCCGACGCAAGTTTAACTGCACAAGCGGCAGAAGTTCTTACTGGCCCTGCAGGTAGTATGGCTAACCAAGTTTATAGAGGAATACAAGAATTAAGAAATGGTGAGTTGGAAAGAGCAGGTATGAATTTTGTGCCTGCAGCTATACGTAACATGTATAAATCTGTATTTAAATATAGTCCTATAGGTGACGACGCTATACTAACAAGACGAGGTGATGTCATATATGATGATCTAAACGCTTGGGAATTAGGAGCACAGTTTTTTGGATTTGCTCCTGCAGAGTACACAAAGACACAAGAGATGAACAGAGCAACTAAAACTCAAGACAGAGATATAGTAAGTCAAAGTTCAAAATTACTAAAAAAATATTATATCGCAATGCGTATGGGAGGTGACACCCAAGATGTGTTAGAAGACATAATAAAATACAATGCTAAGTTTCCTTCTATGGCAATTACTCCGTCATCTATAATGAAGTCTATGAATATGCACATGAAAACTTCTTTACTTATGCACAATGGTATAACCATATCTCCTAAGATGCGAGCGTATTTAATGGCACAAAGAGATGAATGGTCTCCAGCGTCTGTATATGACGAAGACTAAGTAAGTCGCCAAACCCGTACGCCTAGCTTCTCATCTTCTACACGTATCTGCATCTGATACTCCCAGCCTTTGTCGTTCATCACTTTTTTAATTTGCGTAAGCGCTCCCTGGGTGTTAACTGACAGGATAAACACAGAAGAACCTATTACCATGTCATCCCAGTTAACTATTATACGAACCCCGTCAGGGTTAAGATCATTCTTCTTCAATATTGCCATTTAATTTCTCTACGGAACAGTCCACGATAATAACATCTGTCGGAGGCAGGTTCATGTGCGTGCCTTTACTTAATCTTATTTTAGATTTACGCGCCCCTAGTTTTTTCTTTAAATCATTTATAAACGAACTGTAATTTATTTGCTGTTCACCACACCATATTTTGAGTGGTTTCGGCACTAGATACGCACGTTTTAAATCTGTTTCGTAACGAGCAACTAATCTACCCCTTGGTACTACTTCGGGAATAATTATTGAATCTATATCTGTATCTTGCTTGCGTAGATCATCAGTGCTTTTAATCCATAAAATATTACCATAATGCTCGTTAATATAATCATTAAGTATCTCTGATACACTAATACTCATATCGTCTACGTGGCGTTTATTCTGATTTATTAGCCATATACCCCATTTAAACGCTTTTTCGGGTTCATATTCAACAAGCCCTGCTTGTTTCGCAAGTATAAGACCCGTTACCGTGGCGGCTACAAACGTAGACCAAAACCTATTTTCAGCTTTTAAGTTTGCTTTTATATCTATCTTTTCTTGCACTGCGGTTAATAGTTTTTTAACGCCCTCTATATCTTTCATTATGTGCTGCACATACTTTACTCCTGCATGACCATAAGTTTTCAACATATTATTTCTGTATTCATGAGTTTCTTTTGCAGTGCTAAACGTCTGTGCTTTAACACGACACTCTAAAATACGTTGTGCTTCTGCCTTGGGCATAGCTTTAACCATGCTAATCCGCTCCACTATACTGGCGTTAGCTGTAGTTATTGATAATAAACTCCATGGATCACCACGAAACCGTTCGGTATTACTGCCACTAGCCATACGTCCCCGTTGTCTACCACCTGTAAGTTGGTATGTAAGAACACTTAACTGCTTACCAGAGGTGTTAGTGAGTTCATCCATGACTAATGGTAAGTTATGATAAACCTCTCCTCTATTCATTCTAGCATTAAGAGTATCCTGCTCATTGGTCATAAGTTCTTCAGGATCACCCCACAAAGTCAACCCCGTCTGAGCCGCAGTGGTTTTACCCACACCCGTTTCACCATGCAAATGTAATCCAGCGGCATTTATTGGTGAGAAGTGCATCAAGATAGAACCAAAAGATACACCCACCACAAATTGTTCCATCTCAAACCCGTCACGATTGTAGAACGCCATCATTTCTTTCCACTCTTCAAATGTGCCACTCGGATTAAATATCGGAAATAAACCTGCCGTCTGCGTAGATGGAGGGTTAAACTCTACTCTGTCTTTGTATATTGTTTGATTACCAAGAACAAACGCACTACCCGCATCATCTGTCCAACCGAACTGTCTGTGTGCTTGATCTGCTACACTGTTAGCTTGTAATTCATTTACCCATGTTGTTGTATATTGCATGATTTCATCCATCTTTGTAACGGCTACGCCTTGCATAGACATTTGTTTACGAAAGTCGTCTCTTGATGTGACAGCAGTTAACGGCAGAGTAAATTCTCTTACTCCATCTTTAGGTAAATGCAATCGCATAACAACTGCCTCACCAACCTCTGCGTCCCGCAGTCTCCTAACAACGTATAAGTCGTTATGGTAAATAGCCTTTTCATCGGGATCACCCTCTGCATTTCGTGTCCTTATATACACCCCACCATTAGCACCTCTGAAATATGGTTTAGGATATGGAGGTATCGTATATGTGCTGGTAGGTGAATTTGGAAGATTAACTGCGGGGGCTTCTACTATGTTATCCTCCTCTGTTGCTTCCCTTATTCTTTGTCCTAAATTTATAGGAGATTTTATCTTACCCCAATGAGGACATTTTGTGCAAACACCAGTATTATATTCGTCAAATGTGTTACACAGATACGGGCCTTTTATCAGCTCCATCTTCTTGTGTGTATCTTCTTGTGTGTAGTCCGAATGATTCTTAGACATGGTGTACACAGCTTTTTCCCAGTCAGAACAAAACTTACCAATGGACAGACCTGCTCTCCATAAAGGCTCACTTATTTCTTGCTGGTTCATAGTTATATTATGTATTTGATTGCAACCTCTTTTTGCTATTGTCTTTGTCAGTATATCTTTGAACACACTCTCTCTATTATTTAATATAGAATCTAGAGAAACAACACCATCTGCGGGATCGTACTTGTTAGGTACTGGTATAGGATCACTACCAAGCAATTCAGAAAACGTATCAAAATTTACGGGGTCGGGGTTGTCAATGCCAAAATAAGTTACCTCTGCAGGAGGATCAGTCTTGTAGTTATGCGTTTTAGGAACTCGCAACACACGTGCGGCATCAGCCGTTACAGAAGTGTCTGCTAACAGTTTATGTTGTGCACACATGTTCTTTAATCGAGTGGCGACGGGTAGCCAATTCTCCATACCTACTGGCTCAGATAGCCTCCAATAAACATGCACACCTCGACCCGAGTTAATCTTTAGAGGGTTAGGTAATTTTAGTTTGTCGCAAAACTTACGCAGTGCATCTAAAGCATCGCTCTGATTTGCATACTCTTTTCCTGCACCACAATCGAGGTCAAGAAAGAATGATTTAATTTCTTTTACGTTATCTGCTTTTCTAGACCCAGCTTTCTCAAACGTAGCGAGTCCAAAGTAAACGTCATACCCATCATTATCTAGGGTAGTCGCTCCATCAATTAAATGTCCAATGGTAGGATAAAACTTCTGTAGCTTACCATCATCAATAGGGCGAAGTGCTAGTAAGGAATAAAATCCACCATCTCCTAGCACACTTTTCAAAAATGTATTTGTTTCCATAATATCCACCAAAACCGAGAGTCACCACGACAGAGGTGTCGGTACACACCTTTTTCGGATATTATCCTAGTCGCAGTAAAAGTCTTGGTGTTAGTCGTCCCAGTTATCGACTATGGATGCTAAGTCATCTCCACCTTTTTTAGGCTCGGGAGTAACTTTCTTAACAATTTTCTTGGGTTCTTGTACTGGTGCGTCCTCTTCAAAAGGATTCTCACTTGCAGTTGCTTCAAACCCCTCGACTGCAGTAAACGGAGAATCATCTTGCATTGGTTTAAGATCAATAACTTGTACGGCTCTTAATCTTAATGATACACCATTGTCACGCATATTGTACGGAACAAAAACTATAGCCACGTTAACAAGACTTCCGTTAGTTAACATAAAGTCTTCGGGTAACTTAATACCTTTTGCGTCATAGTGCACAGGTTTTCTCGTAGGTTCGTTACCATAAGCACCTTTTAACTTGGCTTTATGTGTGAACATACCATCGTCGTCTTTCTTAAAAGGCATAATAAACTTCTCAGGCCAACTAGATTCTTTCTTTGAATCATAAGCTAACTTCATTTGCTTATATAAAGCTTTTGCTTGCTCTTCATTCATACGAAATTGCAATGTGTAAGCTGAACCCTCATCAGTAGGATTGCAAGGAACAGACCTCTGCTCTGCACTGTCGTACTTATACGTACGATTTATTCTAGGCCACATTGCCGTCACGTTATTGATATTATAGTTCATAGTTAAGTTATTTGACATTCTGTATCTCCCTTACATGTCTTCGTCTAGGTTAATTTGATCTGTGTCTAATGGAATACTATCCACATGCACGACCTCTTCTTTCTGCTTTTCTGCATTAGTTAATGCAACGGCTACATCTTCTACACAAAACCTATAAGTGCTACCTACTTTTATATAGGTGTCTTTAGGAATGTCACTCTGACGAACCCATGCACGTATTGTGGATATTGATACAGAAAAGTGTTTAGCCACTTCTTCGATTGGTACGTATTTTCCAGTCATTATTTCTTCCTTACTACTATTGAATATTCCGTATCTGTATTCAACCCTTTGGGCATCAGATCGGGGTTCTCTTCTAGGAATTGCTTTATGTTAGTTTGATTAAGACGTTTGTCAAAGAACTCGGGAACTTTATTCTCCATGATAAATTCATACATAGAGTCCCAATCACTTGTCCAAAACTTTGTCTTAGTCGTTCTAAAAAACGATCCTTCGGAGGTTCTAGCACTCTCAACATTCTGATTAGAACAGTAGTCAAGCAGTCCTTGTCGAATCTTATCTTGTTGCATAACAAGAATAGAATCTTTCTCTTTAAACTCCGTAGATAAAACGGCACGTGCGTTCCTTATTTTTATAAACGCCCCCGTCAATTTATCCACAGACACTTCGTTATCTTCAGCCATATTGTTCTCCCTTGCGTTGCTGATACTTTATATATAGTGACTACATATTACTTAGTCAAGTATTTCTTTGTAAAGATCGGTAATTTTTGTGTGAATGTTTATTCTGTTATCTAACAGTCTGTAAACGTGTTTTTCTGCGTCAGAACCTTGTAGCTGCACAACTGTGCATTTATGCTTTTGTCCAGACCTGTGCACACGGGCATTAGCTTGAGCATAAGTCTCGAGAGAACTAACGGGAGACCACCACACTACAGTATTAGCGGCTGTTAACGTAACACCATGTGCGGCTGAAGCTGGTTGAATTACCAGAACCCGTGGGCTATCCGTCTCTTGGAACTGTTTAAAGATATTTGTACGTGCTGATGCACTAACACTTCCCTGAATTACTTCTACAGATACTCCATCTTTACGTAGCTTATCTGTTAATATACTTATGGCATGTCTGAAAGGTACAAACACTAAAACCTTTTGGCTTGATTCATCAATGACTTCTTTAAGCACTTTGTATCTATGCTGTATGTCAAACTCTAGAGTTGCACCATCATCAGTGTATACTGCTCCCGCAGATATTTGTAATAACTTGTTCATACCAACTGCGGCATTTACGGCAGTTACTTGTTCTCCCGTAATCTGTAATACTAACTTCTTCTTTAATTGTTCGTAGTATTTCTTTTGCTGACGAGTAAGCTCCACGGCTCGCTTCACGTATGTCATGCTTGGTAAGTCTAAACACTCTTCTTTTGTAAATCGAAT